TTTTTGTAAATTCGGCCGTTAATAACTTGGTACTATTCTCATGCGTCCGGGTAGTAAATCAAAGAACTAATTCATAAAAAAGAAAATGAATCTTTACAAATAGAAGTAATCTCCATTATTAAAAATTCCATGTCTGATATGACAAACCCGCACGACCGTTTAATCCGGGAAACCTTACAGGACAAAGAGGATGCGATTTCCTTCTTTAAAAATAGTTTACCCGAAAAAGTAATCGAACTTTTAGACTTAAACCGTTTAGAACTTACACAATCTAGTTTTATTTCAGAAAATTTAAAAGAAGAACAAACCGATCTACTCTTTCAGATTCCACTGAAATCCGGTAAAAAAGCAAACGTCTATCTTCTATTTGAACACAAAAGTTATTTGGATGAAGCAGTCTTTAGCCAACTCTTAGGATATATATCCGCAATCTACAAATCTCAGTTTAAGACGGATAAAAGATATTCAGTGGTGATTCCGTTTGTGTTCTATCACGGTGAAAGGACTTGGACTTTAGGAAATAGTTTTCAAGATAGATTTATACTTTCCAAAAACGAAGAGGAAGTATTTAAAAAATACATTCCAGATTTTGAATTAGAATTATTTGATTTGTCGAAAGTGGATCTAAACCGATTGGAAAGTATCACCCTAAGAGTGATTTTAGGAGTGGTTCAAAAAATATGGGAAGGGGATGCTTCATTTTTAGGTTATTTAGGAGAAGTATTTGAACTCTTAACAGGTCTAAAAAACGAATCGAAAAGGGTTGAAATTTTCCAAAAACTGTTTTTGTATATATTTAATGTAAGAGAGATCGAACCGACTGAAATTACAAACGTACTCAGTCATTCAAGGTATAATAGGGAATACGAGGATTTAGCCATGACAACAGCCGAAAAGTTAATACAAAAGGGTAAAATCGAAGGTAAAATCGAGGGTAAAATCGAAGGTAAAGTTGAAACTAAAATTGAAATTGCCGAAAATATGCTATTGAAAGGTGTCAGTTTAGAATTTGTTTTAAGTGTAACCGGACTTACCGAGCAAGACTTAAAAGACCACGGTCTTTTATGATTCAATCCGAAGAATTGGAAGTTAAAGTTCAAGAACTAGAAAAAAAAGGGTATAATTTACTGTATATCGAAGATTACGTTAAAGGTTATTTCGAAGCTAAGATTGAAATTTCCACAAATTTGTTTAAAGAAGGTGCTAGTTTAGAATATGTATTAAATGTTACCGGATTTAGAGAACAAGAATTAAAAGACTATGGAGTGATATAACTTTCTTTCTTCTAAAAACCTACATCCTATTCCAAATTTTAAAAACCGATAAAATAAAAATATAATAAACTTTTCTTTAAATGGATTACAGTTTAAAGGAAGAAGAAGTCAGAAGACAAGACGGCCAAGATAAAGGAGCCATCTTTATTACTTACCCCGCACCACCGGAAGACGTTGTCGTAGATTATTTTAGGAATTTTATTTCTTTAACCGGACTAGAAGAAAGAAATTTAAACGTACCCGTAATTCACGGTCATCCATTATACCAGGAAGGAATTTCAAATAAAGGACCAAACACTAAATTTCCAAAAATTGGAATCGAATGTCCAATAGAAAGGCACACTCAAGTTTTAGGACTCAATGAACACCATTTTAGAAACTCAGAACAGTTTATAAACTACCTTACCGAAATTTCACAAACTCCAGAATCCAGAAGAATACCTACAAAATCATTTTTAGACGAATTTTCACGTAACCAATACTTTCAACAATTTCAATTTAACTGTGAATCGGATGTAATTATCACCGGATTTTCATCGGGTGCAAGCGGTAGAAATTCAAATAAGTTTATATACGACTCTTCTTTAGCCTTAACTCTACTCATGGCAAACGACTTACCCGTTTTGTATCCGGGTGTAACCGTATTTTTACCCGAAGACACAGAAGCTAACTTAACAACAAACGATTTTGCTGAACCATTTTGGGGTTTTGAAATCAAAGTAAAAATCGTACAAACTAAATCGATCTTTAGGACAAAACCTAAATTCCTTTTTCCCGATACCAAAGAATTCGACCTATATTTGTCAAAGAGTAGAAGTCAGTTTAAAAACTTAAGTCCTTAAAATAGGTTATATAATACATGGAGCCAGAACAAAGTAAAGGTAAGGACAAGGAATCTAAAAACAACTCAAATAAAAAGGAAACTCCAGATGAATTTCTTTCCAGAAAAGAAAAAGAATTAGGAAAAATTATCTCTCCACGTTTTCGGGAGTATTTTAAAAGAGAACTAAAGGCAATCTCAAACCCTTCTTTAGAAGCGGTTTGGGAGGCCGTAAGTGGGAACGCGTGAAGTAGAATTTTTAGGACGTGGATACATACAGCCGGGTGCTCGTGGAGCATTTAGAACCAAACCACAAAGTGCGGGAATATCACCTGATTTTAATACTCTAATACTTGTAGGGCCAAGCGACAACGGACCCTATACAAACGATCTAACACTACCACTTACAAAAAGAGTATTAGAGTTTGGAGGACCAGACGAAGCAAGGCAAATCCTAGGATCGGGAGATTTAGCCGACGCGGTAGTTTGTGCTTTTTCACCCTCTAAAGACTCAAGATTTGCAAACGGCCCACAAACGATCAAAGCACTAAACGTCTCACAAAACTTGTCTGCAAGCGCTTTAGTTCCTACAACTACATTAGGAATAACAAATACGGTAAAAGCGATAACTCCAGGGCCTAAAGGAAATCAGTTACGGTTTAGGGTCTCAAATAACGGAACCATACTACAAGTCGCGGACAACGAAAATATATTAACCTCTCAAACTCTAGAAGCAAACGATCTTAGAATCCAATATATAGGAAACGCATCAAACGCTATATTAAGTTTTGATGGTATTACCTTAAAAGTGACATTATCTGGCACGGCCTCGACGGACTTAAGTAAGGACTTAGTAATTGATATTAAAAGTTATAGCACTCTTTCTGAGTTAGTATCCTATATATCCAGTCAAGTCGGATATACGGCACTATTACTTTCCCAACCCGATCGAAAAAGTAACACACTCGATCATATACTCTTAACAGAAAATTTAGACGTAAAATCGTCACCTCAAATTTTAAAGTCCTTACTCTTTAGACAGGAGGCATTTTTTAACTCAAGTGGACTTTTAGAAATTATATCCCAAGAGAAAAAACCACTTTCTGATCTTTCCGGTTTTGTGTATCTATCGGGTGGAGTTACAGGAGCCACTACCACTAAAAGTTATTTGGATGCGATTGATACCGTATTTGATACGGAAGCAGTTAAAGGATTTTATGTCAACGTATGCACATCCCTCGAACCGGTAAGACTTTATTTAGCCGATAAACTCGCAAACGGAAATTCCGCTGAAGGGTCGGATGAAAGGTTCGGAGGTGCGGGACTTGATCTTGAAAAGTCGATCGATGAAAGAATAGAGGATATAAAGTCAACAAACTCTGAATATATGGTAGTCGGCTTCTCACCTCTAACCAGATACAAAGCCGACCGAATCAATTTAAAAACCTATCCAGGTTGGATGATCGCGGCCTTACACAACGCAATCAAAGCTTCTTCAAACGTAAGAGAAACAGCCACATTCAAGGATTTGAATATAGTAGACGCACCCGAAATTTTAACCAAAACGCAGATTAAAAAAGTATTACGTGCGGGTGGACTTGTAATCACAAAAAAACCGAATGCAGGTCCTTTTAAGATAGAGTTTGGACTCACAACGTATCAGTCTCAAAATTTAATAAGAAACCAGGCTTCCACCGTATGCACCGCTTTGGCTTTGGTTAAGGATTTAAGAGAATGGTTAAACGTAACCTTTACGGGGGAAGTTCCCACAGACCCGGAAGCTCTTGGAACAAGTCTTACGGATGCGGATTTACGTACAGCTGTAATACAAAGAATTCGTAATGTATATATCAGGCAATACGGATGGTTGACTCGCAATATTTACACGGGTGAAGACGCGTTTGATGAAAACTTTGAAATCCGTCGAGACGGTGACGTAATCTATTTTATATTCCCAGACGGTAAAATTGTAACTCCGATCAATTATATGTTTTTTTTGCTCAACTTAGACGTCGTACGCGGCGCGAAGAGTGAGGTTTAGAATATGGCTAAAAGTTCAAGACCAAACCCTAAAGTTTTAACCGGGAATGACGCAATCGTTAAAATTAACGGTCTAACTGTCGGTTTTATGAAATCGATTCGAGTCAGTATTAATAACAACCAAGGTAGGATACAAGCCCTAGGATCAAGGAAACCAAAAGGATTAAAATCTCTCGACTGGCAGGGAACTGCCACAGGTGAATTCCATATCTTAACGATCCCTTTAGAAGGTGTAGTCAAGATAGATACGTATAACGACGATCATGCGGACGATCTTTATGACATACTGATCATCGAAAAAAGAAGCGGTAAAAGGGTAGGTATGCTTACAGGTGGAGTCAATACGGAAGGGTTTAGTATATTAAATAACGAAATGAGTGGGAGAGAAATCGAATTTGAACTCGTGGACTGGGAACCTATGGAGGCATTTAATTAAAAATATGGAATATTAATTCCATTCAAGTGGTTTGGTAATTTGGTTTCCATCCTTGTCTATAACCGTGTCTGGGAACTGTGAGTTTATAACAGTATTAAATCGAATGGATTTCATAAAATCACAGTTTAGTAAAAGAACTTTACTAGGATTATTTTGCGGATTTAAATAACCAACAGACTTTTTTAAATCGTTTCTTATAATCCTAACCGGTTCTAAAAGATCTGAATCACCTGAAATAATTACAGCGGTATCATATTCATTTTTACAACCATCAAAAATCATGTGTGAGGCTAAGTTTACGTCCGATCCTTTCTCTTCCGTTTTTATAACTTCTACAAAACCTTTTCCATCGGAACGCATCATTTTGATCGGATGAGATAAAAAATGACCGAAATAAATATCGAAATTTGGAATTGTTTTTAATGCTCTAATATAGACTTGTTGGCGTTCTAACTGTTTAGGATCGCTTTGTCTAGGTTTTACCATAGCAGTATAATATTTAATTTTTATAATGTTATTTTTTTCTTTAGGAAGTAGAAAAGTGCAAAGTTTTCCAAAGTCTAACCATTTAAATTTTGTACCTTTTACTTTACCGTAGTAAAAGTTAAATCCATCGATGTAGACAAAGGTTCGCTTAGGAGTCATAATAAAGCAAGGGCTACCTCTTACGAGATAGCCCCGCGCCCTACACGTTACCATAGGGGTGATATATAAAAAAGTATTATTATTGATGTAAAATTGTCAACAAAAATTGAATACAGCTTATAAGCTGTATTCAATTTTTATTAAAATTAGGACCAAATTTATGTTAAAAATTGAACTTCCGATATAAAAATTTATAAGATCATTCTCAAATGAGAATACTAGAACCGAATAGTAGAGTCTTTTTAAACGTAAAATACGAGGGTGAAAGTTACACTTTTGAAGCTAACGTAGCCGATCCGAGTACGGAACTGGATATAGACATAGCCGTAGCTAAAAGGTTAAATGGAGCATCTCTTGAATCGATACCAAATTCTACCTATGGTTATATATTTGCGATTACTACACTCAATCACGTAGTAAAAAAAATACCGGAAGAATTTCCACAAGAACTACGTTCTTTCGAAGAAATACGGGACAAAGAGTTTGTACTAAAACTCTTTAGAGAATACAAAAAAAAAGAGGACTCCTTTCTAAGAGAGTTAAAAAAAAATAGGGACGATAGAATCTCTATCCGAAGAAAAGAATCTACTCGACCTATTTTTGATGAAAGAGTTTCACATTCTACCGAAAGGAGTGACTCATCTAGGGAATCTATTCACTCCACAGAAACAATTCATTCTAGAAGCGATGTCCAGGATGGATGTGCCGACTCTGATGTACAAGATAAGACTAAAATCTCAAAAAAAACAAGTGGAGAAAATGAAACCGGAAGAATTCCTCGGGAGTATAAGCCCGAATCTATCACGTATCCTGGAAGAAGAGGGCGGGTATACAAAAGAAATGCTTAGAAAACAAGGGGAACTAAAAAGAAATGAGATATTAGAAAATATTAATAAAGAGTTGGAATTTTGAGTTCTGAATCATTAGAAATCACAGTACATGCAAAACCTGATTTTAAGGACATCGATAAGGAATTTACACGGGTTTCCAAAAAAGCAAAAAAGATATTCTCATTTTTCGGTAAGTTTGGAAAAGATGAAGACGACAAAAACGAAGGTGAATCTAAAAAAACCAAAAAGAATAAGAAAAAATATAAGTTTGAACCCGCATCCAAATACACTGGAGGAAGTGCGTACGCAACTAAGATAGGTGCGGACGGATCGGATTTAGATGAAACAGGACACGGTGGTTTTTATAATACGTTAGATAAAAAGATTTCAGCCGCAAAAGATTTACTGAATAAAAAAAAGAAAAAGAAAGAAAACGAAGAGAGTGAAGATTCGGACTCTCTATTCAAAAAAGATTCAGTCAAACAATTTCAAATCCAAAAATCAGAAATAAAAATTCAAAACGCTACGATTCAAACTGGAAACTTTCCAGGTGGGGGAGGAAATGAATCGTCAGGTGGAGGAGAAGTAAAAGGGGACACCTATTCTAAACTGAGTGCAGCTTTACCCTATATCGGTGCCGCGTTTGCGGTTGTAGGTGGAGTATTAAAAACGGTTTCTGCAATCGGTGAACAGTATCATAACGCAATGCAGTCACAGAGTCAAACGATTGGTGCTACAGGCGGGGATG